GACCGGCACCATGAATGCCTACGGCTATTCCATCAAAGACGTCGGGCACCTCAACGACGTCTTTTTCACCTCCACCCTCATCGGCAAGCAGACCATTGATGACCTTGGCCAGTCCATGGGGCAGGTTGTCGGTATCGCCGCCAATTTCGGCGTGTCGTTTGAGTCGTTGTCCGCCGCCATATCGACGCTGACCGCGAAAGGCATGGAAACATCGGAAGCCATTACCGCGGTCAAGGGCGTCATTACGACAATTGTCCAGCCGTCCCAGGAAGCGGCCAAAGCTGCGGCGGCGCTGGGGCTGGATTTCAGCGCCTCGGCGTTAAAAGCCCGTGGTTTTGAAGGAATAATCGCCGACGTGATGAAGGCGACCGGCGGCAGCGCGGATAAAATGGCGACGCTGTTCAATGAAGTGCGCGCCTTGAACGGAGCTATGCAGCTGACCGGCGACGGCATGGAGTTTTTCAACAAAGCCCTCAATCAGATCGAAAATTCTACCGGCAGCTCCGCCGCCGCGTATGAAAAAATGGTCAACACATTCAAGAATCAAAGCCAGATGCTGGCCAATACCGCTCAGGTGCTGCTGATAGATATCGGCACGAAACTGGAAGCGTCCGGTGCTGGTATCGCCGGGTCTATCGGCGATTTTCTGAAGGGTATCCATGCCGGAATCGAACAGGGCGCTTTCGATCCGCTCTTTGCCGCCCTGAACGAAGCATCCAAAGGGCTTTCCACCTGGTTCTCGGGCGTCGCCAAGGCATTGCCGGAAGCCATGCAGGGATTGGATTTCTCCAAACTGATCGCCTCGATCAAGGCCCTGGGCGGAGCGTTCGGCGAATACCTGGGCAATCTCGATCTGACCAACGTAGAAGATCTGTATGGATTCATCCAGAAAATCATCGACGGTATTGCCGGCTTGATCAAAGTCACCGAAGGCATGGTCGAAGGCTTTCGGCCCTTCTTCACGGCGATAGCCCAATTCCTTCTCTCCGTCGCCGATTCAGACGAAGAAACACAGAAAATGACGGGAACCATTCTGGCACTCAGCAAAGCGGCGCAGACTATGGGGCTGGGCCTGGTCGCCGCGGTCAAGGCCATGGATGAATACGGCGTCAGCGTGTCCGGCGTATTCAACACCATCGCGGGCGGCTCTCAGATCATGTGGAACGGCCTGCAGATCCTCTTCGACGGTATCGGCATGGCCATAATCCTGCTGGAAAAAGCGTTTCTGGGCTTCCTGGACTCGCTGAGCCTGGGAGCGCTGGGGAAATTCAGCACAACTTTCCAGAACATGCGCGACACGGTGGAAGAATCGGGGCTGAAGATACGGGAATCGTTCCTGCAAAACGGTGAAGACGCCGGCCGCGGCCTGGACAAGATGATCAGCGGTTTATCCAATCTGGGCGGTCAGGCGGAAGCGACGCAGGAAAAGATTGTCGGCGCCAACAAGGAAATGGCGAACATCCCGGAGAAAAAGCAGACACTCTGGGAGTTCGAAGGCGCGGATGAAATCAAACAGGCGATCAGCGATATCGGGAAAGACGTCGTTGTCGTTGAAGAGAAAGTAAATAAGGCGTTCCCGAAGGATGAAGAAAGATACATCGTTGTCGGTTATATCGAAGATGAAAACGGACGAACCGAGCTCACCCGGAAGATCAATGAAGCCATTCCGAAGGAAAAAAGCATTGATGTCAAGCTGAACGCCGAATCAGTCAAGGCCAACGCCGATATCATCCAGAAATCCATCGAATGGAAAGCAAAAGTTGACATAGCCAATATCGAAGCCGGGACAAAGCAGATAGAAGCGGCGTTCAAATCGGTGGACAATACTATCTCATCCACCGGCACAACTATGTCGTCATTCATGGATTCTTTGGCCAGCATATATAAATCAGGCCAAACTCCATCTACATCATTGCAACAAATGGTCGAAGCAGAGGCGAAACGCCGTGATGATGCATTGGAAATGCAAAAGAAACTGGTGGACGCGCAAGTGGACAATCTGAACGCCCGCACGGATGCGTTAAGGAGCGGTTCGGCAATGATCCAGATCGACGGAGCCGGTCTGCAGCCGCATCTGGAAGCCTTCATGTTTGAGATCCTGGCGGCAATCCAGATCCGGGCCAACGCCGAAGGCGCTCAACTACTGGTAGGAACGGGAGCGTAAAAAAATCAGTGAATAGTGAATAGTGAATGGTATCCCCTCCTTTTCTAAAGGAGGGTCAGGGTGGATTTAATAATGCGGCGGCAATTAGTAGTTTCCTCTCCCTGGACGGGAGAGGATCAAGATGAGGGTGAATGAATGATCGGAATATCAACCAGAATATACGACCTTAACGGCGCTCGAATCTTTCGGGACGATGAGCTCGACCAGCAATACGTCTGCACCAACAGGGATCTGCAACGCCGGATGTCCAGGACGGCAACATTAGACGGCGGCGTATCGATTTACGACACCGGCTACGCGGTCGGAGACCGGGATATTACGGTAAAGGTTCCGAATGCATCGCGGGAAATAATAGATTTTATGGTCTATCTGGTTCAGACCTACAATGAAATAACAGTCACCACGGATGAATCGGCGTTTATCGGCGTTCCCGGCCGGATATATGTGGATTCCGAAGGCGCGGCGGTACTGGTAATAAATTTAACGGAAGAAATCGGAGGATAAATCATGGCAAGCTCAATCACATTGTTCAATAAATTAACGGAATATCTGGCAAAAGGCGTTATCAATCTGGAAACGGACACCATCAAACTGGCCTTGCTGACAAGTTCCTGGACGCCGGATGCGACGCTGGATATATTAGGCGATATCCTCGTCAGCCCCAGCCCGGAAGCATCCGGCAGCGGCTACACCCAGGGAGGGCAGGCATTGGCCAGCCAGACGGTTACGCTTACCGATTCCCCGGCAAAAACAGTTTTTGACGCCGCCGACCTGACATTCACGGCGCTCAATGCGACCTTCCGGTACGGTATTTTATACGCGAATAAGTCAACCGGATCGCCGGCAATCGTTGATCCCCTGATTGCCTACATCCTGTTCGACACGACTCCCGCGGATATCGTCGTTTCCGGAGTAGACTGGAAGGTGCAGTGGAACGCCGCCGGCATATTCGATATTTCGAAGGCGTAAAGATAGTGAATAGTGAAAAGTAAATAGTAAATAGTCGTCATTCCCGCGCAGGCGGGAATCCAGGAACAAAGGAGAACAGGAAATGTCCAGTTCAGCAGTAAAGAGAAAACTCAGCGGCAGTACGGACGGAAAGGCCATAAAAGTAGGTGCGAGCCCGGCAACGACGATTCATACGGCAGTATCCGGTCAGACGGCTGGTACTTTTGATGAGATATGGCTATGGGCATTCAACAGCCATTCCGCCGATGTTGTTTTAACAATTCAGTTCGGCGGCACTTCAACACCGGATGATGATTGTAAAGTAACAATTCCTTTTCAATCGGGTTGGGTGCCTGTAGTACCGGGATTCTTATTACAGAATGGTCTGGTCGTGAAAGCGTACGCGGCTACGGCGGACGTTATTACCCTAAGCGGTTTTGTAAATTCAATTACGGATTAGTATTATGAGTAATTATACAAGCGATATATGTACTGGCGGTACTGCGGCGTCAGACGCTTACGCGGCTAGTTATCTGCCCGCGGGGGCGTTTAATGATGTTGCAACGTATTCATCTGGTTCTGCATGGGAGGTAGTCACAAGTTATCCGCATTGGATATCTTATGATCTTGGTTCGGGAGTTTCCAAGTGTGTCGCTCAATATACTATACAACCGTATAGTGTTTATTTCCCTACCGCTTGGAAGTTTCAAGGGTCAAATAATAATACCGATTGGACTGATTTAGACACCCAAACAGGACAGTCCTTTTCGTCTAGCGAGAAAAAAACGTATAATTCATTTCTAAATTCAACATATTACCGCTATTACCGTTGGTATTTTACAGGGGGCAAGGCTGACCTGGTTATATTGGAATTAGAAGCTATGGAACTTATGTATCCCGATCCGGCATGTTACCTTCATGCCCGCAGGGATAGATTAAATATGAAACCCGTTTCAACACAAAATAGTTTGGAATAAACCTATTATGGGTAATATCTTCAACGATTTTGAATTACTTGATTTTATTAACCTTGACGAAATCATCTGGGAAGCAGCGGGAAGTCAGGATGTTGTTTTATCTGCGGTAGCCGGTTTATCCATATCCGGTCATGCACCAACATGCATTATACTGGGCGCGTCCATTCCCAAAGGAACCATTTCCATAACCGGCTATGCTCCAACATTAGAGGAAACCGCTATCCCGGCGGCGGAAATAACGCTGACCGGGCACAATCCAAGTCATTGTCAGCTACTGGACATTACCGCCGCAGGCTCGCTTGTCCTGGCAGGATTCGCGCCGTCTTACGGACCGGCGGCGGCGATCATTCCCCTGGCGTCGGGCTTGGAAATAGCCGCCTATTCTCCGACGCAAAGCTGGTTCCTGGGAGTGAACGCCTTATACAAG